GTACCTTACGTTTATACCTCTTTAATGCTCTTGCAATGTCCTCACCTTTCTTTAATAGTATTCTTAACATTTATATGTTTTATAGTACATAGGCTATCTATGAGTTGTCTAACTGGATTGTTCCTTTTTTGACTAGCTCTTGATATGCCATATCTATGAGTTCATTCATATCTTTACGTTGTCCTTGCTTGGTCGACCGTATTTCTCCGACCCTTTTAAGTAGCTCTACGTTTTTACCTTGAGCGTATGCAATATACAGTAAATCTTCTCCAGTACTCATCTATATTTTCTATACCTTATTATATTAAATAATATAAGAAATTTTTGGGGAAAAAACAACTAATATTGAAATTTTTTTTTTGCAAATTTTTTGATCTATACAAACATGCTATTTATTAATGATGGAAAAACTAGACCCACATACGTTATTTAGCATCTTCGAACAAGGAGATGAAGAGGTATATAGAGAGCATGGACACGATGATGTCTTAGATAACCCTTTTGTCCTTATGGGGATGGTGTTAAGAGGTTTAGAGAACTATAAGCTTATGGTATTAATGTATACTCGTAAGTATCCAGAGCAGTTTAAAGCAGCAGAACCAGGTATTAAAGGTAAGTACTACGATAAGATGTATGGATATCTTAATAGATTGGATTTAAGAAAGATAGAGACTGCTTTCCGTATAGGCAAAAGCTATTCAAAGGATGAGATACAATTAGCTTTAGATGATCTAATAGAGCATTATATAAGTGTTGAGCAGTATGAGAAATGCGCTAAAATCGTTCAATACAAAGATCTCTTTATTTTAGAAGAAGTTTACCAAATAATTAATAAATAACTGTCACTTTAGTTGCCTAGTAACTTAATTTTTCGTATATTTAGATATAAGATAAAAAGATAAAGGTTATGGCAAATTCAAACACACACACAATTTCAAATCAAAGTCAATTCGATGAAACTCTTATGTGGGTCTCAGATCTCTACAAAGACGTTAATGGTTTCAGACCTAGAGGGTATAACTTCCATAATTGGTCTTTCCAGGAGCTTGCTGATTTCGTTACCGACCTTATGTTAGTAAACTCAAAGCAAGTCGAAGATGAGAGGGCTTGGGAGAATAAAGCTATTAAGGATGTAATGTCTGTAGGGGCTGATGATAAGGAGACTGCTCTTAGATGGTTAGATCAAGCCGATGCTTACTTTATGTACGGTGATGATGAATTCTATGAAGATCATATTGAGAAGTACGGTTGGGTAGCTAAACACTTTGAGGTATGTTAGATATAAATCTTCGCGGCAACTTGCGCGCGTTTCGCGCGGCGGCCCTTTTGTTTTTACTCGCCCTCGCCCTTTCTTGTGAGCAAGATGTTTTGATACCTAACACTTGTGTAGGAGGTGATTGTAATGCATATATGTCTACTCAATTTTACAAAGACAGTAACGGTTATACACACGCTGTCCTTGATTGGACTAGAGAGTATTTACCTTATTTTGCTATAGATGTAGAGGCATCTCGTACTAATCCTGTTTATTACTATAACGATGTACCTGTTGTTAGTGCTGAATTTGATACAGATACTTACTATGTGTTAGGAGATAGTATTGCTTTCACTATTCCACTGTACAACCCTTATACTGGATTAGAGACTTACGATGGTTTTCCAATACCTGTACAGGATACTGTGGTTTATTTAAGTCAGTTTCAAGGAATGGTACTCCCTATAGTCCAGAATGATACTAGAATTTACTTTGCAGACAATGAAGAAGGTAGATTTACTACAAAAAGGTTAGTTGGTCCAGTCCCAGAAGTGATGATAGGTGATACTATATCGGTTTATATGAGGGTATTTTGGGATGCCGGTGAGTATTCCGTGTTAAAAGATGAATATTTAGAAAAATATATTATAGAATAGTTGCTTTTCTGCAAAATTTTTAATACCTTGTATATATTATATAAGAAAATTAATAAGGTATAATAAAAAGTATATTTAAATAAATAAAATATTTAATAATAATTTAATTAACTATTAATAAGAATAAATTTAAAAAGGTTACCTATGTTAAATGCTGAACAGATTGCTAAAAACTACGAAAAACACTTAAAAATCATTGAAACCTATTTAGGTGGACGTGCTATCGCTTGTAAAGAGATGTTAAAACACATGGAGGATAACTATGTAATGGCTCCTGCTAGTGGAAAGACTTGGTATCATAATGCTTTTGCTGGAGGATATGTAGATCATGTTAATAGAGTAGTACAATATGCTGTAGAGCAGTCTAGATTATATGAAAAAATGGGTGGTACTTTAGATTATACTGAAGAGCAATTAGTATTTGCCGCTCTCTTTCATGATTTAGGTAAGATAGGAGATGGAGATCAACCAAACTATATACCTCAGACTGATAAATGGAGACAAGATAAGCTTTCAGAAATGTATACTTATAATCCAGACCTTCAATTTATGTTAATTCCAGATAGATCTTTATTTATTTTACAGAAGTTCGGTATTAAAGTAGATCAAAAAGAGTTTTTAGGTATAAGATGCCACGATGGAGTGTTTGATAAGGCTAATGAAGCTTACTTTTTCAGTAATGTTGAATCATCTAGACAAAAAACAGCTTTAGTATCCGTTTTACATACTGCTGACTTCTTAGCCTCTAAGGTAGAGTACGATATGTGGAAAAGAAACGGAGGATCTTCACAACCTAAATCCCAGAAGACTAAATCAACCACAGGTAAAAGAGTTAATTCTTCTCAGGGCTTAACAAATTTACTTAAAAATATATAGTATGAACATTAATCCTACCACTCTATACATAATAGTAACAATTTTAGTTGCTTTTGCCGGAATTTTATCGTATATTACATATAACCTACTAAGAAAGGTAGAGAATTACCAAGATATTACTAATAATCAATCAGAATACCTGGTAAAAGTCTCTTCTTTGATAGTAGATACACAAAAGCACCTAAACAATCTTGACGAACGTGGGGTTTTCAAGTCTGATGATGAGGTCGGTTATTTTTTTGAAAATATAAAACTGATACAAAAAGAGTTGGACAAATACCAACTACCCGAAAACTATGCCAAGAAAGAGATCAAAAGCTAATTACTTTACAAAAGAGACAGAAGAATATATAAACAAGTACAACTCTTCAATAGACACCGAATACCGTAATAAGATATTTACAGAACACATCTACTACCCGTTCTATAAGCTAGCAGAGAATATAATACATACATTTAAGTTTTACTACACAGATGTTGATAAGATTGAAGACCTTAAACACGAAATAGTCTCTATGCTCTTAGAAGAAAAGATTATGAAGTTTGATAAGGATAATGGAGCAAAAGCTTATTCATATTTCGGAACTATAGTAAAAAGGTGGTTAATAAATTATAATAATAAAAATTATAAGAAGTTAAAGAAAATCGGAAGTTTTGATGATATGGAAGATTCATACGATACTCCATTTTGGAAAAACGAAGAAGACTCTATATCACTCAGCCAATTTCTAGATATATACGTAGAAGAAGCATATGTAGATTTAGAAAGTAATTTTACTAAAGAAAGTGAAAGAAAGATAGCGGATGCTATTTTAACTATATTTAAAACAAGACAGGATTTAGATATATTTAAAAAGAAAGCTCTGTATATATACATAAGGGAAATGACGGATTGTGAAACTCCACACTTAACTAAAGTGGTAAATAAGTTAAAAACACACTTCTATGTTTTATTCGATAAATATAATGATGTAGGTTTAATTCGCACAAAAGAACTTTAAATCTATTTATATATAAAAACGTATGAGTACTGATAAAGAAATTTTTAAAGGTAAATCATTATCTGATCTTTTTGGTGAAATCTACGATAACTCAAAAGAGACAAAATCTCAAGTGAAATCCCTTATTGGAGAATTAAAACCTCTAATAGAAAACATTGGCGATGCAACATTAATAGTTCCTATGATTAAAGAGTATATGGAAATAGGTGTTAAAAATGATGATGCACTAGTAAAACTAGCTACCATTATACAGAGAATGGAAATAGCTCAAACTAAAGGCGGCGGTGAGGATATGTTTAACTTCGAAGACCTTCAATCACTACTTGAAGAATCAGAAGATATACAAGAAGAGTTAGTAGATAAACAAGAGGATAACGGTAAAGAAGAAGAGTAAAGTCATGAGTATAAAAGGACCGGACTTAAGAGACGATGAATTTAATACATTAAATAAACCTGTTAGGGTTATAGATGTAATAATAGATAAAGATCATCCTAGATATGAACTCGCTGGTAAAGCAGCAAGTGTAGGTGGTATATTCTATAGAGAGTTAGGACTGTCCTATGATGATTCTGAATCCGGAGAAGAAGCCTTTACAGGTTTCGCACATCCATTGAACCCTAATATAAACACACTTCCTCTAAAGAATGAAATAGTATACTTAGTTAAAGGTCCAAATAAGATAATAAGTAACTCCGGAGACATCGATGTAGATTATTATCAGACAGTTTATAAGATATTTAACCACCCCCATGTTAACGCCTACCCAGTAAAAGATGACGCAGACGCAGAGGTAGATATTCAAGACGGATTAAACTTAAATCCAGAAATTGCCCCTTTACAACCGTACCCAGGTGATAC